CCATCTGGTGCATTTCCCCCTGTGCGCAAATATTTCTCAATTAAGTTATAAACTGTTGCAGGTTGATTATTCTCTCTATAAGAACCATCTAACAATATTCCTAAATAAACCAAAATATCTTTTTCATTATCAAAACTATATGTTCCTGTAATCATCCAACCTGTTAGTTTTCCGTCTGCATTCACTCCTGGACCAATTGGCACTTCAGTAGGAACTCCATTATTATATCTAATGGTAGTATATGCGCTTGTTGTTGGCGCTTGAATCAAATCATTCGGAATATATCTATACGGCCAATTCGTATAATTGCTCCATTCATTGCGCAAGTTGACATCACTTCGCTGCATATAAAATAAATAACTACTAATCATACCTAGCGAATCCAGTTGGATCTTATTTGGACCAGTCACATTATAAAAAACCGACTCGCGCACTTGTCTAAATAAATACTTCTGTTCATTAAGTGCAAAGATTCGTGACTCTTCATTAGAGAGAAAGCAATAAGTACAATTCAAGTGGACATTTGCATTCCATAATGTCCGCTGATCAGTATAAGAATTTACACCCAATTCAATATCCGGTGGAGTTTGTAAGAACCTGTAAAATTGCATATACCATAAGTTGAAATTTGGTGCAACATAAGGATAATTATTAACACTATCAAATACGTCACGTATTTGAAAAAGCTCTTGTATGGGTCTCAATGTAATAGTTATATGAAGTTCATTGTATTGCAGTGAAACAAGCGGAAATCCCATTTGCGATCGGAGACCGAACCACGCATTTAGTGGTACAATTATAGTGCGTCCACGAATGGAAGGTTCAGCACCAGCTGGATTTGAAGTATAAAAGGCATTTGGATATGCATTTACACGCGTCCCCGCATTTGCCGGATCAAATATCTCAGGAACATTCCCAACCATTTTATCAAATAAATCTTTTTTTTCTCCAGTAAAATCTCGCTGTACTTGGGCCAACAAATAAGATCCCGAAAATTCCTGGATCGTCTGATTACCACAAGTAATTGAAATCTTGGAAATCAATTTAGCACCAAGATTTTCAATCCACCTGAACTCATAAGGAATCCAAGCACCAGCATTATTTTGTTCAGTTGTTGTATCGTTTACTGGTGGCATTATTGGACTCCATATGTTTGGTAAATCTAGTGATAAGTAGCAGTCCATTAATAGGTCGGCATAACGCTTAACCTTGAATGTGAATACGGATTCTTCAGCAAGACGCAATGTTTTTGCACCTTCAAAATCTAAACGAAACTTCTGAAGACCAAAATTTGTGTACTTTGCATAAGTACTCTTGAAAAATGTTTTTGTTGGGTTGCCAGTTAATATAATATTTTGTTGCCCTTCTGATACTAAGTTCATTAAGCCACCTGCCATTGTTTTGTTATAATATAACAACAATATATTTAATTGAATTATTTTGAAATACACTTATTTTGAAATAAAATTATTTTGAAATACAATTATTATAAAAATAATATAATATATTAGATAATGTCTGATACAACAAATCCAAATATAAGATCAAGAATGGGAAACGCTTTCGGAAAAGCAAAAAATGTATTGCGAGATACAATTGCACACGTAATGCAAAATATAGATGAAAATTTCATAACTATATTTATTACCATTGCAATTATAGTTGTTGCAATTATGATAGTTATTTATTATTTTATCAAGAAAACTTATGTTTCTAGAACTTGCAAAACAATGGATAATTTGTATTCAGATAAAAATTTGAAAATTTCAAATGCTGTTACTAGTTCTGACCCTGATAGTCAATATGCATTAAGAGACTACTATATCAAGACTGCATACAATTGTTGCAGTTTAGGAAGTTATAAAAATTCATTTGTAAGCATATGTATGTTTAAGGATTTGGTAAGACAAGGTGTTCGTGGTTTTGATTTTGAAGTGTATTCTATTGACAATCAGCCGGTTATTTCCACGTCTACTGAAGACGATAATTATTATGTTAAAGAAACATATAACTATGTCCCATTCTCTCAAGTAATGGAAATTATAACAAATGCATCTTATGCACCTAATCCTCGCGATCCAATTATTTTTCATTTGAGAATTAAAAGTACCAATATACCAATGTACGAAAATTTAGCTGCACTCTTTAAAAAATATGATAACTTTTTCTTAGGTCCTGATTACAGTTTTGAAAATGGTTTAAAAAATATTGGTGAAGTGAAAATTGCTGAATTACAAGGTAAGATTGTAGTAATCGTGGATAAATCCAATATGACCTTTATGGATTGCAAAGCATTCTATGAATATGTAAATATGACAAGCAATTCAGTATTTATGCGTGCACTAAGATATTATGATGTCAAAAATACACCTGATATGGCCGAACTCATTCAATACAATAAGAAGTTTATGACAATTGCAATGCCAGATAAAGGTGCTACTCCACAAAATCCCAATCCAATTGTTTGTCGTGAAATGGGTTGTCAAATGATTGCAATGGTTTACCAGAACTTTGATAATTATTTAGCTGCTGATAGTGCATTCTATGATAAAAATGGTACTGCGTTTGAATTGAAACCTGAAAGACTAAGATACATCCCTATTTACATTGATGATCCTGCTCCTCAAAACCCTGACTTCTCTTACGCAACAAGAAATGTTTCTGCGGATTATTACAAATTTGAGATTTAAGATTGTCTTTATTTTTGCATTTGTTTATCTTTAAAAATAATATATTTTTCAAAACTATATTATATTTTATTATATTAGTAACTAAAAATGCCAACAAAATTATGTGATAAAGGAATGTCTTTTGAAGATTGTGAACTCACTATATTAAGAGCAGCAGTAGATAATGCAGAAGAAAAACTCGGTAAAAGAATAGTTAATTCACCCGAAATAAAACAAATCATTGAAATTGTTGAAAACTTTATTAAGAAAAAAGGTCTTATTTGTTATGGTGGAACTGCAATCAATAATATTTTACCTAAAGAAGACCAGTTTTATAACAAAGAAGTGGAAATGCCTGATTACGATTTCTTCACTGCAAATGCACTTGAAGATGCTAAGGAACTATCTGATGTATATTTTAAAAATGGGTTAACCGAGGTAGAAGCAAAATCTGGACAACATTATGGAACATACAAGGTATTTGTTAATTTCATACCTGTTGCAGACATTACAAGTGTTCCAAAGGATTTATACAAAAGACTCAAACAAGAATCTATCAAAGTCGCTGGTATTTACTATGCTCCTCCGAATTATTTAAGAATGTCTATGTATTTAGAATTATCTCGTCCTGCTGGCGATACCAGTCGTTGGGAAAAAGTCTTGAAACGTCTTACACTTTTGAATAAACATTATCCACTTACTGCAAATCAATGTATGCAAGTGGACTTTCAGAGAGAAATGGCTGATAAGGTTCGCGGAAACGAAATTTACGAAACTGTCAAAGACACATTGATCAATCAAAGCGTCGTGTTCTTCGGCGGTTATGCGATCTCTCTTTATTCAAGATATATGCCTGTTGCCCTTCAAAAACAGTTGAAAAAGATCCCTGATTTTGATGTAATTTCAAATGATCCTGAAACAACTGCTGAAATCATCAAAGAGCGCCTGAAAGACATCAATATCAAAAATGTCAAGATAATTAAACGCCCAGCAATAAGCGATGTCATTCCTGAACATCTTCAGGTTCAAGTTGGCGAAGATACAATTGTTTTTATATATAGACCGATTGCTTGTCATAGTTATAACAATATTGTAGTTCAAGGTAAACTTATTCGCGTTGCAACGATTGACACTATGTTGAGTTATTATTTGGCATTCTTATATACTGGTCGCAACTATTATGACGTAGATCGTATTCTTTGTATGGCTAAATTCCTTTTTGAAGTACAACAGAAAAACCGTCTACAACAAAAGGGGCTACTCAAAAGATTTAGCATTACTTGTTATGGACATCAAGAAAGTCGCGAAGAAATGCGTGCTGAAAAATCCGAGAAATTTAAAGAATTGAAAGATAAACGCAATTCTAAAGAATTTGAAGAATGGTTCTTGACTTATCGTCCTATTGATAAAATGAAAACAAAAACAGATACAGGAACTAAAACAGTAAGTTCAAAAAACTCTAAGTCTAAAAAAAAAGCAACAGAAAAAAAGAAAAAGAGTCAGAAAAGAGGCCGTGGTGGGTTTTTCATCTTCAAATAACTCGTAACACACAAATTTAATTCATTCATAATATTTATAATACAAATCTATATATATTATGTCGTATTCAAGGCAATTATTTCCTTCAAAATTAAGTAATGGTACTACAGGACCCCAAGGAAGCACAGGACCTGAAGGAGCCAGAGGACCCCAAGGAACTACAGGACCTGAAGGTGTCACAGGACCCCAAGGAGTCACAGGACCTGAAGGAGCCACAGGACCTCAAGGAGCCACAGGACCCCAAGGAGTCACAGGACCCCAAGGAACTACAGGACCTGAAGGTGTCACAGGACCTGAAGGAAGTAGTTATTGGAGTTTAGACGTTTATGGTAATATTTATAATATTAATTCATCTGGAAGAGTTGCCATTAATAAAATACCAGATACTTCTGCAAATCCCCCTACATTAGATGTAAACGGTAATATATCAACCATAAATGGTATTATAGGATATCAAATACCAGCACTTAATACTTTTTATTATTCTTCAAGTTCTCAATGGACAAGTATACTACCAATTCAACTTCTTACTAGAGGGACGTGGATAATAAACGCAAGTGCTTATACAAATGGATCAAATATTATGATGACAATCAATAGTGGAAATAGTGGAAATAAAAATAGTCCAACTCCATTGTATCAACCACCAGTTGCTGAAGGTTCTGATGTTATTCTTTCATATTCAGGTGCAGGTCAAAATTCTTATACAAACGGAAACTCAGCAAACATAACTTATGTTGCATATGTTACTGTTCAAACAGACTATAATATAAATGTTCTTGCAACAGATGGTCTACCAGTAAATGGAAGTTACAGTTTTACATTAATTGGATAATTATCATTTCCAAATCAAAAACAATAAAACTCAACAAATTGATTATAAAGATTTATAATCTTTTCTCTAGAAGAATGAAACAATTTGTGATTGAATATACCAGAATATTCCTCTTTAGAGAAAAAAGTCTTTAATAAATTCAAAATGCAAATTATAGTTATAACGATTCTCTCAATAGAATATTTTATAATTCTATTATTTATTTGATCGATGATTTTCCAGTCTTCCACATAACTGCACATTTGAGTTCTATTTTCTTTCATAAAAAAGAGATGAATATCCAATACTCCAGCCATTATACGATGAAAATTGCTGCATTCATTTTTCACACATAATAAATATTTTACCTTATCACTTCCAACTAAATCCAAATACAATGTCTTTTGATTTGTTTTCACATCTTTTTGTTTCATATTTCTCTCTTCAAAAGAGAAAATATGAGGAAAAATACCATCAACATATTGATTTTGATGAACAATTTCTCCATTCATTAAAAATGGAATAAAACTAGATCGCCTTATACATTCTATTAAATGTTCATTATCATTGAAATTAGTATCCACTACTTTCTTATTTGTTTCAATATCATAATAACAAATATATAATTTATTTTTCATTTTTTGATAAGTATTATTTGGCATCTTAGTAAGAATTTTTTCTAATAAATTATTAATAAAATCTAAATTATGATATTCCTTAAATTTTTTTAGCGATTCACTATATAATTCCTCTGCCAAATTTAATTCGTCTATTAAATATAATAACGCGCACATTGCACCAATGCTACATCCTGAGTACTTTTGTATTTTTATATATTTGCGTTTTTCTAATTCTTTTAAAAAATATAATGCGCCAATCAAATAACTTCCGTTAAAAATTCCGCCTTCCAATATTAAATTCATATTTTTGTTTTTCTTAAGTTTTTGAATAATACTTTCGGGAAGTTCATCTACTAATTTTTTTACACATTCTTTTATCATTTAATCAATATATATTTTTTATTTTTTTGGATTTATCTTATACAAATCAAAATTTAAAAAATATATATTTACTAGTATTGGGTCGGTTTGTGTCTTGAACTTATCCATACATTTCACGCATTTCACTATATGTTGGTCTTCGACCTGTTTTTTTTTCAAAATCATTAAGACCAGATTGCATAAATCCTGTTAAAACGTTAATAGTTTGTTCCACAGTTTTACAACTTGCTAATTCTTTACTATTTTTAATAAATGGCAAATTACTATCACTCTTTTCTTTTATGATCTTATTTACAAAATCATTTGTTTTTATTCCTTCTGAAAAACAACAACTGGTTGTTTCTTCTTTTTTCTCTTCTTTTCTTCCACAAGCTGGTTCCTTGGTATAAGACTCAAAACTTCGTGATAATGTTTCACCTGGATAATTCGCTCGTGTATAAGTTTTACCTGGAATAACTTCTGGTCTACTACATTGTGCTCCAATAATTGGTATTGGTATTGGTCTACTACATTGTGCCCCAATAACTGGACTTGGTCTACTACATTGCGCTCCAATAACAGGCTGATTATTTTCGGATTGTGATTTTATTGGTTGTTCCATTCTTACCTATTATAGCTTTATTTTTTTAAGTCTTTTCAAAAATAATTTATTGTGTATTATAGACAAACTCCATCTAAAATGCGCTATAATATACCATTACTTTTGAAAGCAAGTAGTAGAGCATTCCAAAAAGTGCACTCATAAAAAGTAATCCATAAATATTAATATTTCCGTCCTTGTAAAAGAGTACAGGAAAGAATTTATATAAATATTTCTTGAAGATAGGCAATTGAAACAAAAAATAAAGAACTGCTATTAAAAGCGGAATCTGAATCTCATCATACAATTCATCTAAGCTGTCCTTGTATTTAAGATTTTTGTTATAATTCTCAATAATATTTTCAGCAGTGTTTTCATATTCATTTATATAGTCCTTTTGCTGCTCAGGAGGAATATAAGTGGGTTGAATTTGATCGTCGTGCATAATATTTTCTGTGCTTTGTGGAATATCTCGTGATGGTAATTGAGTTGCTCCTGTGACGCTTGCTTGTTGCAATCCATTAACAATTTGGCTAATAGTTTGTTGATCTAAAGACATAGAAGTAGAAGGAGGAGCAGACCCTTTTGAGTTTGACATCTCACTTATTTGCAAATCAACCTTTGGAAAAGGTTGCGGCCCTCCTCCTCCAATAGATCCCCCTCCAATAGATCCCCCTCCAATAGATCCCCCTCCAATAGATCCACCACCAACTGGATCCGTCGGTAAATCATTTATACTTGTGCTATCACCTGACATATAATTATTATAATCAAATAATTTATAATAATTACGCATAATTAGTTTGAGTTCACTGTTTTCTTATTTACATCGCATTTTGTTGGTTTTGCATTATATTTATAACATTTTTCTTGAAAACGATATATTTGTCCATCAATATCAGAAGAATCTGGAGCCTTTAATATTATACAATTTTTCCCTTTGCAAACTGTTCTAAAGAGAGAAGCTAAACCGAAACCTAATATTACTGACATTAAATAATGACCATTTGTTGTATGTAAGAACTTTGATAAATGCATATATATTAATCATATATTTTTCTAATAAAACGGGTTCGCTTAATTCTTGAAAGTGCTTACACTTGCACCGGAATGGTTTTTATTTTACCTTCATCACTAGGGCATTCCGTAACAATTGCTTCATAAAGATAACAATTATCTGCCTTATCCTTATATTGCGTTGATCCTACATTTTCGGGCGTAGGATACACATAAACTATTTTCATATCTTGCCCCATAACATAAACAAAAAACATACCAATTGCAAAACTAATTAAAAATAAAGGGAAATGAATATATTTGCTAATCATTTATATTATAGTTTTATTTTATTTCTCTCTGCTAGTTTCTTTTTCTTACTCCATATATTATTAATTAATTAGTATCATCTGACGATTCTTGTATTACTAATTTAGGTTTGCTCTTAAGACTTGGTTTTAATGCAGGAATTCTTTCTTCTGTATTTTGTACCATTGTTGCAAAAGTTTGTCTCACTTTTTGTGTCATACCAGTCTTCATAGAAATAATAGAATGGTCTGAATTCCCATAATCTATTTCAAATTGTTTAATAGTATGTTTCTTTTGATCTAAATGGTATGTTTTATCATCCTCATCATAGTCAACTCCACTATATGCATATGTTTTTCCCATTATTTTTTCAGTTTGTGGGAGAATTTCATTTTTATATAACTCAACTGCTTCTATTACATATTGAGTTATTCCAGTTCCATCAAATTCATCTATCATTGATTTAAATGAATCCACATTTTCATAAAAACTAGTCATCAAAACTTGGTATTCCTCTTTTTTCTTTGGATTATCAATAATGTCATTATAAAATTCAAAATACGAATCAAATAATTCAGTTGAATCTTTAATATAATTTTTAACTTCATCAAATTTTTCAACAGCTTGAGCAGAAGTAATATAACCAAATAATAGATCATTTTTGTCTCTAATGACTTGATTTTTATAATTATTCAGTTCTTTTTCAATATTTGAAAGAAAATCTTGCAAAGTAGTAGTTGCTGCCAAATTAATATCAATATTTAATGGACAAGGGTCATTTCTATCACCACATAATGCAATCAAATGTCTGTCTTTAGCAACATAATCTGAATCCCCTTCTACTTTAGTATTGAAAATTGTTCCTACTGGACGCTTACAGTTAACACACTTTTTCTTCAATTTTCTGTATTCACTGCGTTTTTCCTTTAAACTAAGCGCATTCATAGATAAAATTTGTTTCTTTTGATTTTGAAAGCTTTCTTCATATTCATTTTTTAATCTATAATATTTCTTAACTGCTTCATAAAACTCTTCATCTTGGTCAACTTCTTCTTCTTGAGTTGAAATGCTATTTGATCTAATACGTTGTCTAACAGCCATTTGTTTTTTCCTGGAATCTTCGGATTCTTTCGTAGATGTAGAATTCGTCTCTTCATTTGAATCTACTTGTAAGTTTGTATCTGATTCTAAGCTTGCGTCACTCACAGGTTCTTTTAATTCTTCTATTTCTTCTATTTCTGGAGGAGATTCATTCATCTTATAATTATATTAGATTTATATTATTTATTTGACTCATTTTCGTTATTCAATAAATTTATTATTACTCTCATATTTTTTTATGTAAATAATCGTATTCATTATCCCACGCAGGAAGACCTGTTATTAAATTTTGTTGGGAAATCAGTTTTGCATCTTGGTAATTTTTAATTTTTGTCAAAATGTATTGCTGTTTTTCCCTATTTTTTGCTTCTTTTTCTGAAGGAGTTAACTTGCCCTTGTACTTATAAAGAAGAATGATCGTGACTAAAATCAATAAAAACACTCCTAAACTTATATTAAATAACGTATTATAATATTTTTCCTTAAAATCTTTACACTGTTTCAACGTTTCATTTAAAAAATATTTAACACCTGGTTCAATTAATAATGGTTTAGTAAACTCCTGAAAGTTCATAATATTAATTACTTTTATTATATCAAAATAAATTATACACAATATCTATATGGCAGAAGAAACAGTATCAGGTACTGATGGATCATTTCTTTCACTCACTGTATTTTTAATAACAACTATTGTTTATTATTTATTGTTAAAACCACCGTTCACTATAGATATAATTAATAGTACAGATCCAGAAAAAATTAAAGATTACCAAAAATCTAAAATGGGTGCTCTTTTAAAATTCTTACTCTTTGTTGTGGTTGGACAATATTCAGTTAATTCATTTATTCTTATTACAAGGTGTGGTGGAGATGTTGTTAAAAATATGATTGCTGCAATTTTTATGACATTCATACCTTGGTTCCTCATTTTCGGTGCACTTGCTGCAACATTGGTTATTTTCCCAGGATTCAAATCAGCGTTTTCAAATGTAATTGGGTACTTTATTGTTGCAAGTAAAGCCAATCTAATTTTAACAACTTTGTTGAAAAACAGTGACTTACGGGAAAAAATTAGCGAAGAAGATCCTGAAAAACAAAAGGGTCTAGAAAGTGCTGCTGAAGCGATCCTCAAATTATGTGGAAATACCGGCATTTTGATCAACCAAATATCTCCTGATAATTTCTCGGAATATTGGGGATTATTGAAACCACTTTTGAAAGATGAATTTCAAGCCAATGATGGAGATAGTTATAAAGGAGAATTGTTGAAGCTTGTAGTATTGCGTGACAACGTAGGAGAAGCATTATGGTATATTTACACTGCTGTTTTGATTGTCTCTATTGTACAAATGAACTTGTCCACAAGAGGATGTCAAACAGATGCCGCTACAATGGAGGCAAATCGTCAGAAATACTTAGATGCTCAAGCAAAATATCAAGAAGAACAAGATAAACTAAAATCCCAGGTTTACACTGTATAAAGTGTTCAAATAAAAACTTAAATATAATAGTATTTGTATTAATAATGAATAACAAATACTATTTTGCTTATGAATATGAAAGAATTAAATCAATAAAACAAAAACTAAAAGAAATAATGGAATTAAAAGAAAAACAACAAAAATATATTGATGAGTCAAAACAAAAAATAGACGATCTTTTGTTAAATTGCAAGTTTGAATCGGCATTTGAACATTTGATTGCTTTTTTAATATCAATTGAACCCAAATATGTGCCTCATGTTTTGGCACATTACGATAGTATAATCAAAAAACATAATAGAGTGAAGAAAATATTCAACAATCTAGACGATTCTGGATCAGATTGATTATCTAAATAATGTTGGTTGGGCTAAATAATATAAAACGAATAAATAACTCAAAATTCCTAAAATGATGGCCAATAACCATATTGGTAAAATGGTTTTATTTTTGTATCCTATTCCAAATGGACGAATGCTTCCATCGGGCTTATATAAAAACGATGGCTTCCATAATAAAATGGTCGCATATACTACAATAAATAAAAAAATGGATACAAGTACTGGATTGTTTCTAATAAAATGATGATTCATAATCTATGTTATACTATTATTATAAATAAATTTTATTAATTTACTTATAATGCCAAAAATGTCTTTATGATTCTGCCATTTTCAAATAGGAATTAGTCTTCACTTTCTTCCCAACCACCCCATTGATTATCTGCTTGGTCATCTTGATCCACTTCAAAGTCACTATCATCTCCTTCCCCTCTTAATCCAGACAAATCATTATCTTCGTGATCTATTTCTTCGTCATTTCTCTCTTCATCCAAATAATCATCTACAAACTGTGCCATATTTTCTTCCGACACTTGTTTATTTTTTCGCACATTCTTCTCTACTTGTGCTAACTTTTCCATTTCATCACGCTCATCATCATAATCTTCTGCTACATATTGGGTCAAACCCTTTTTCAAGCCCTTGTTCCAGGCACCCAATTTATTTATTTTTAATGCAGTATCTACATTACGTTCTTCATCGTTCATAGATTTCAAACGATCAGTGAAGCTATCTTTCTCCTTTTCCTTTGTCTTGAACAAAATATCCATAATGTTCTCATAACTCATATTTACTAAGCCTTTATGTTCACGCATAATATTCAAAAAGGTAATTAACAATTTTGCAACTCTTTGTTTCAAGTCTGACAAATTTCCAGACAAAATAATATCTGCCACTTTTTCTTTCGGTTCCATAGCAGTACTCGCCAATTCTAGTTGTTCAGTTGTTACAATGCCATCATCCTCGTTAATATCCGACTCTGGCATAGACAGATTCACCATTTCTTCATTTCCTGATAGATTTGCATAAGTCATCAAGGTCTGTAAAACATAATTCTCAAATAACATAGTACTTGTTCTATTATCAAAAATATTGTGAACTGATTTTCCTTTATAAACAATATCACTAAAAGATGGCGTCTCCAATGCAAGCAACAATAAATTTTTGCATTTGGTTTGAATATTTGTTAACACATTTGTCAACTTTTCGTCATCATAAAATGGTCTCAGTGTAGCATAATAGTCACGAATACTGTTTGCAATATCTCTTTCGTGATTTCCAGATAACTTCAAATATTTTTGAATTTTCACTGAGTTAAAGTCCACCTTGTTTAAAATCATTGTTGGAAATACATCTATCATATTTCTCATAAACTCCTTGATAAATTTAAGAGAATTGTACCTAACATTATCAGAAATAGATTTTTGTTCTACTTCTGCTTGTAATTCTAAGTTTGTTTCTGATTCCCATTTCATTAACCCGTCAATAATTGCTTTCACATTTCTAATAGTTGTTCTACTGAGTTTTGAATTATCTTTGATAAAATCAAACAACTCATCTCTCAGTCTATCGTTACTTCTACTCAAATAATTCTTGAATGCTCTCATCTCTTCATTATCCTCTTCTACAGTAAGATAATATGAATCTAATAGTCTATCCAAATTTTTAACCAATGACTCTGGTATTAGTGAATCTTTTTCGGAATGAATGGATTCAAGAAGATCACGAAATTTTTGTATTGGCTTCTCTTGAACTTCACTGACATTAATATCAACAATATTATGACGTTCAACTACTTGCATTAATCTCAGCAACTGTTCATTGTTATAGTCACGTCCAGATTGCTTCAATTTGCGAATTTTCTCACTCAAACTATCTTTGTTTGTTAAAAACCCAGGTTCTGGTTTATCAGAACAAATAGGCAATAAGTCTTCATTCATTGGGATTAAATTACCGAACCTACAATACTTAATAAATGCTAGATATATGGTCTCTTCATTGTATTGATCTGTAAGAGGAGGATAAATATTCTTGGTATTCTCTCTTGAAAACATATAAGATGCTTTGGTAATCGCGTTAATATCTGTTAAAATATTAGTTAAATCCTCAACAATCTCATTATAACTAGCAATATTTGGTTGAGCCTCTTCAAAATATTCAATCGTGGTTTTATCAATATTCTCATTACAACAAGAATTCTCTAAAAAAGGCTCACCAGCTGCATTTGCCAATAACAGTTTGTTTTCCTTTTCTTTCACAACTTTTTGGATTAATTCTTGGATAGCAAGAGAGAAAAAGATCGTCTTAGATTGCAGAACTAGAAGTTTCTCTCTTTGAATATCAGAACCAGACTTAAAATCATCTAATAAAACTTTTTTAAATTGTGATGAAACATTCTCTAATAAATTACTTTTGATAGTAAAAGGCATCAAAGGTGGCAAAAAGTTGTTCCATTTCAACAAATTGTATTCATCTGGAATTTGTTCACCAGTTGGGTTAGACATCACATATTCTACTTTCTCTTCTATTTTGCGAATCACATCACTATGCTTCAATAAATAATTGTCTGTAAATGCCATTATTTTCTCCTTGATCTTATCAGCCTTGGATCCTTTGAGTGCCGACCACGGTTCTATTGCGCTCTTGGATTTCTCTGCTACACACGCCAAATAAGTTATTCCCGAAAAATCACCAGTTTTACCTTCTAATGGATACCCATCAAATGCGCGAACGCAACCTGGATATGTTTTACGCGTTTTAATAGAAGGTATGCTTGTTTGTGCAGCTATTAAAAAAGCACCAAGACACAAATACAAGATCGTCAAATTATATACTTCATTGTAGGAGGGTAACTTTTTCCCCTTTTTCGCCATTTCTTCCACCTTCTTCTTGTAGTCTGCTTCTGACGAAATTGCAACCCTGAAAGCATCCAATACAACCTTTGATATAAATTCGCGTTTATCACTCATATTTACACCCATTGAACCGGACAAAAAGGTAACCACATTATTAATTATTCTTGTCTCCTTTGTTTCTGATTTCTTACCTGGTTGTTGTGCAGTTTTCAATATATTGTCGCCAATATCTTGTTCCAATAAATCGCGTGACTTAATTTTGAATCCAGATGCTTCATAACCCTCTTCAACATCATAATCTATTGCCTTGATAGGATAACCACTATTTTCATCCACCCACATATCTCCATCATCGCTCAACTTACCTACAGCTTTGATAATTTGAGCCATTTCATCTAAATAATCATCTTCGCTTATCAAATAAGCCTTTGCAAGTGCATAATAAAAATATGGCATTAACCACGTGTTTGTTTTAATACAATAGAGCCAATAATCATTTCTTGGATCCGAATCCACTTCATCAGGAGTCGCCTCCCTAGTAAAACGCCTACAAAATCGCACAATGTCATTCTGTTTTTTCACAAAATCTTCTGTTCCCAAAATGGCATCTCTCAACTTCGCATAAGGTGAAATAATTGGCACATTTTCTTCGCCCTCTTCATTTAATCCCATCTCATAATGCTGCTTGTTGTACTTATATTTTCGGTTTCTCTCAATCTTCTCCAAACTAGGCATAACTTCCAGACAATAATCAAATTTCCTTTGAATCAACTCTTCTTGAACCTCCTTTGAAAACTTATATCTCTTATCAAATGCAGCAATCATTTGTTTCAAAGCTGTTTCTTCTAATTCCGCCTTATTCAAGTCAAGCGATTCACAAGATGATTTAATCTTTTTATCAACCTCAATACAATCTTTCTGTAAGTTACATAAGACATTATTATCTTTTGATACAATATTTTCATCGGTTAAATCTGTCATTATTGTCCATTGTCTGCCTTCACGACCATAATAAGCATAATCATTCTCGTCATTTAAATATACTATAGCCAAGTCACCATCTGTTACTTCTCTCATTCCATTCAATAATGCACCTGCAATGATTGGTGCATCATCAACATCATACTTATGCTTGGATATGAGTTTACCTCTTAAAAATATCTCAAAATCTTCGGGTTTCATTTCTATTTGCTCCTTCTCGTAATCATCCAATATTCCATAGTTGGTCTTATCAAATGCTTTGTCATAATAGACTTTTTTGCCATTATCTTCTTCCAAATCTTTGACGCTTGAATATTGTTTTGCAATCACATATTTCTTACAAGTATTTTTTTCATCTGCACTCT